GGCGAAGGGCCGCTGGCATTATTAAAACTGCGCGGATTTAAATTGCCGAAAAATATCTTTGCGGTAAAACCGGGTAGTCACAGGACAATATCAGCGGTAAATGACGATGATTTGATAGAGGAATAATGCATACGATTGGTGATAAATCAGGGAATAGCGTAACCGTTAACTGTTTTTGTTAACAGAATAGCTGTCAGGATAAATATCAATACAGATATTCCGATGAAGATGTTTGGCTATCTTATTATTCGTATGGCATGAATGAGAATTATTCTTCTTTATAGTGATGGGATAATTGAGATTAAAAAAGGAGTGATGAGATTGAAACAGCGATAATCTATTGGATAACATGAAAATAGTAATTATTATCATAGTGACCTGATTATAACAACATATTCAGGTCGCCTTCTAAAGTGATCCCAATAATTTTCCTGCCGAGAGTGACGGGGAGTAATCTAAGATCGAAAGATAATATATAGCAGCTATTGAAAGTAATAAACATTTGCCCAATACTATGAAATATGGAAACGGCAATGATGGAGGTGGCGATATGTTAGAAGTTCGTGTAGCAAGACTTGAATCTGATGTTGAGCATATTAAAACTACTATGAGCGATATGAAGGCTGATCTGAAAGCAGTCACCAGTGATGTTAGTACAATAAAGACCGACATTGCTGTTATCATGCAAAAATTAGACATAATCGGTAACACTTTGTCTAAGAAACTCAGTGAAGAGCAGCCTGGCACCAGATTAGTGAAGACAGAGAATAGATTTGATACCAAATTTACAGAAGTAGAGAGCAAATCTGATTCCAGATTTAAAGAGATGGATAACAAACTCGATAGTGCCATATCTCGAATTGAATCATCTATTGAAGAAAGTTCCCTGTCTTTTGATGGAAAATTAAAGGGTATGCAATTAAGCATTATTCTTTGGATACTTGGCTTGTCGTTTCTGGCTTTCGCGCTCTACCGCGCTTATCTTCTACTCTAAAATCATACATCAACCCGTCGAACAGCCCTCGCGGGTTTTTCATTTCTACGCTGCGTAACTGCGGTTTTTTTATTGTGAGGTCACTCATTGGTTAAGTTAACAAAGCAAGAAATAAAGCAGATCAGTGCCCAGTATATCAGTTGTGATGCTTCAAATAATTTTCCATCCGAAGTTTCCTATTTAATGAAAAAGCATCAAGTCTCCAGGAGCGCGATACGCATTGATGCACGTCATCCTTGCGGGGAAGATTGCATCTTTATAAAAAAAGACGGAGTGGAGTTTTGGGGCGGTTACATTGATGATCAGTTTTATGAAGAAATGAACTCATAACTTGTTCTATATGGGGTTTTTTATGGAGTTTTTGTATGCCAGTATCAATAGAATCAAGAACCGGCGATTTATCCAAGGTGTTGTTAGTGACAGCAAATCACTTTTATTACAGCTTCGAATTGCGGTACCCGGAATAATGCATGCTATTGGGGATAAATGAAGAAATAGCATAATCGTTAACTGTTTTCGTTAATAAAATACTCAGTAAGGAAGGAATACTGCTATGGAGTAAATGAGGTTTAAAAAGGAGTGATGAGATGAGGTTGAATCGGATATAATTTATTGAATAAAGTGAAAATAGGAATTTTTCTAGACTCGGCTGACTTTGAAATTGCTACCGATGCAGATAAAGCTGTTTTACTCGAATGGAAAAAATACAGAGTATTGCTTACTCGTGTAGATGTGAATCAAGCGCCTGATGTGGAATGGCCGGAAGTGCCGAAAACTGCGAGCAAGATCACTACATTTACACAGTCTCAGTAAAATACTTATTCATTGAATTTGTTACACTATTCCCTATTTAATGAAAAATCAAGGGAGTTAATATATGAGATTTGGGAAGGGTTTGGTATTTATTTTATCAAGTTTATTGTACTCTTTTTCCGCAAATGCTGATATTTCGGAATATACAGAGAGAATTGAATGCAATAATAGTCATAATTCCTTTACTATCAGGAAGCTCAAACATTCTAGCGATATATATGGTTTAGTGTGTTATCAGTTGAAAGATATAACTTCCTGGGCTACTGATGATGGAATGAAAATTACAACATATGTTATCCCGGATACTAAAAAATTAGTCGCTATATTTACACTGGAAGAGGATAAGCCAAAAAATAGTGAGCCTAAAAGTAGCATTAGAGTAATTTATGTTGACGAAGGTGGAGCTATCGTTAAAAAAGATATTATCACACAGCGTTATACAAAAGACCCTAGAATGACTTTATCTAATATGAAAATTATAGATTATGAACACTACAGCAAAACTGTCTATTTTGAAGTTCCTGCCTGGGATGAAAATAATGCTATATATGCTTTTTCTATCCCGCCTGATAATAATTACGATAATGTGCGTGAGAAATATATTACAGATGGAAGTTTGACGTTTATAAATGTAACTAATTTTTCACACAATAATAACCACGGCAATGACATAGTTGTTAAAAGAGGAGTTATCAAAGAGGATGGAGAGCTTTCTTACGGTGAATATTGGGTTTCGTCAAAAGGCAAAACTATTTGTGAATTGGATACAGATTTAGAAGGCTGGAAAATTTATATGCTATGTAAAAATTAGTGTCTGGTGGGGTAAACATGGTTGATAGCTCCATAATAGGGCTTTCTGGTTACCTTGACAATTTATTTTGGGAGCTAGTACTTTTCCTCTGTAATAGCTCCTTTATCTTTCAGTTTTGCGGGCTTATCTAACTGAATTGTTAGCTTTGAAGCATGAATAAATTGAGTAGGAGAATAATTAGCCCGATTTGTTTTATTTATCTCATTTTCTAATTTTGGAGGTTAATATATGAATCCCTCATAAATAGAGGATATGGGAAGAGATGGGAATAATAAGAAGAAAATAGTTTAAAGATGTTAGATATGTATCTATGAATATATTTTCCATCCAAAAACATTGAATGAATAATTATTGCCAATTATACAAAAATAGTTAATGTCATAAGCAATAAGAATACTGCATTATTATTTTTCTGAACTAGACTTTGATTAGTCCGAATTACAGGAGATTATTTTTACAATAATTCAAGATGTTGATTATAAAATAACATTATTTAATTCCAGGGGGGTATATGAGTTACAAAAATGATTTTAAGGCTTTTTCTATTAGTAATAATGCAAATGTCGTGAGTCAGAGATTATATGAAGAAAGTAAGGATTTACTGACTGGATTTCCACCAAATGATGTCCCATCTCACTTATTAAATAAGGTATTACGTCAATCATCATCCATATCATCTGTTTTGGCTGATTTCATCTCGACACAATCTGGCGAGGATGTTCTTGATGATGGGGATATAGCTAAACTCACCGCACAATTAAATAGAGCTTTAGAACGAAAAACCATAACGAAAATTCCCGATGCTTCATTAACACAAAAGGGTGTTGTCCAGCTCACAAATGTGATTGGCAATAGCGATACATTGGCGGTTACACAAAAGCTTGCTCAGGAAATAGTAAATTCATTGCGTGAAGATATTAATAGTAGTAAAGCTAATGATATACCCGTAGGTACTCCTATTCCTTGGCCGACTGCTATACCGCCGACTGGGTGGTTTCAATGTAATGGAGCGGTCTTTGATAAATCGAAATTTCCGAAGTTAGCCGAAGCCTACCCTGACGGTAAATTACCTGATTTAAGAGGCGAGTTTATTCGTGGCTGGGATGATAGACGTGGTGTTGATGTGGGGCGTGGGGTGTTGTCGTGGCAGGGTGACGCCATTAGAAATATCACAGCATCAGTAACAGGACGTACAGTAAATGTGTCAGGAAGAATATTTTCAGGCAAGGTATCTGGAGCATTTTCAACATCAGGTGAATACGGTGAATACAGTGCAGGGGATAGCCGGTCAATGAGTGCAGTAGGTGCACGTGATCGACTTGCAGAGTTATCGTTTGATGCATCTCGTACTGTGCCGACTGCGAATGAAAATCGACCCCGCAACGTTGCATTTAATTACATAGTGAGAGCAGCATAATGAGTCATAATATTTTCTTATCAAAGCGGCCCATAAATTGCTGAAATGAGCCGCAAATAAAAATCACCATTATCTCTTAGCCAGAAAGGGGGCTGTATATAGGATAGTTGATATCCAGATGATTGCAGTGATAAACATGACAATCATCCTGGTGAAACGCCAATAAAATGGTTTTGGAGGTGTAGCGGTGGGAATAGGTAATTTGGTATTTTGAGGCTGACGATTATCTTGTTCGTTATCTTGAAATGGCAGGATAAAACGATAACCTTGTCGGTACACTGTGTGTATGGCTTCATCTAGATCACAATAGCGTAATGTTCGGCGTAACTTACAGATTAATTGCAGTAAATTGGTTTCTGCCACGCCATTTTTGCGTTCAGGCCAAACCAGAGGGATCAGTTGTTCTCGGTTTAACGTATTCCCTTGGGAGGCATGTTCCCACAGTGCAAGTAACAGGCGTTTCTCTTTTTCCGTAATGGTAAATATATTTTTACCATGGATTATTTTGTTTGAGTCACAGTCTAAATAAACATCTCTAGTTATTTTCAACATAACGCATTCTCTGCCTCTGTTTAGTGTTTGTCTATTCGCTATAGCCAGGAGGGCTCAATTAGGCTTATGCCTGTTAGAACTTATATAGTTTTCCCATGAGTAATGCAAGAAAATAAATAATTTAAAATCTTTTATTTTATTTTGTCACATGAGTTATTTTTCTGTTTTTTATTAATAAATAAAAATAATGATAATTAATTATTAGTTTTATTTATGTTGTGATAATAATGGCTATATTATCGATGAAGTGCTGGAGGATTTAGAAATATAGATAAAATATTTTTAGGTGTTATTTGTGGTTTATAAGTTCCTTTTATAAAAATTAATGAATAGGTATCCACGAACAATAATGTTGTTAATTGAGGGTTATTTTCCTATCCAATTGAATTAACAAATAAAAAATCGATAAAAATAATTATTTTTTATTTTTAACTTCTATTTAGCCAGTGTTTGAGTGATTACTGTTCACTGTGTTTAGTCAGGTCGCCTCATTGCCTTGAGTGAGGGTTTGGATATTAAAGCAGGCGAATACACAAGTCAGGCATTAGGCATGATACCTAAGGGCGGTAGCGTACCTAAAATGAATGATTGTGTGTTCTAACCCGGTTATGAATTTAACTCTTAAGGAAATAACAATGTCTACAACTGCCGATCAAATTGCTGTTCAATACCCCATTCCAACTTACCGTTTTGTCGTGACTGTTGGTGATGAGCAAATGTCTTTTCAAAATGTATCGGGATTAGATATTAGCTATGACACCATTGAATATCGTGATGGCATTGGTAATTGGTTACAAATGCCCGGTCAGCGCCAAAGACCAACCATTACCTTGAAACGCGGTATTTTTAAAGGGCAATCTAAATTGTACGATTGGATTAATTCTATTTCGCTTAATCAGATAGAGAAGAAAGATATTTCTATTAGCCTCACTGATGAAACAGGTTCAAATTTGCTGATTACTTGGAATATTGCTAATGCTTTCCCAGAAAAATTAACCGCGCCCAGCTTTGATGCGACCAGTAATGAAGTTGCGGTGCAGGAAATAAGTTTGAAAGCCGATCGGGTGACTGTTGAATTCCATTAATACACTGTTTGGCGTCAGGAATAGCCTGGCATGTCAATCCAGTGCTTTTTAGAGGCGAATATTATGACAATTGATACATCTTATCCGGGTGTCTATATTAAGGAAGATTCTTCATTGGCACTCTCTGTCCGTTCCAGTGCAACGGCGGTACCCGTTTTTGCAGTTGCAAATGATAATAAATTTTTATCCGCAGATTATATCCGTATCAGTAGTTGGCTGGACTATTTGACACGAAAAGGTGGGCAATTTGATCCTGATGATAAGCTTGATGTTTCACTACGTGCCTATTTTATTAATGGCGGTGGATATTGTTATCTTATTAAAACCGAAGAGTTAGTAAACCAAGTTCCGAAGCTGGATGATGTTACATTGCTGGTTGCTGCCGGAGAGAATATTACTACTGCTGTAGATACACTTTGCCAACCGGGCAAAGGATTAAAAGGATTATTTGCCATTTTTGATTTTGATGTCCCAGACACTCAAATAACTTTGGACCAAAAACCCGATGAAGTACTTAAGACTTATACCGCCACCGCCTATGGTGCAGTTTATTATCCTTGGTTGACCGCTGAGTGGGGAGAAAAAGATAAAGAAGGGAAAAGAGCTAGCGTTAATATTCCACCCAGCGCAGTAATGGCCGGTATCTATGCCAGTGTCGATAATAGTCGGGGTGTTTGGAAAGCACCGGCTAACGTCCCTATTCAAGGAGGATTACAACCTAAATATCCGGTGACTGATGACCTGCAAGGACAATATAACAAAGATAACGCTAAAGCGTTGAATATGATTCGTACCTTTCCTAAAAGCGGTACATTGGTGTGGGGGGCTCGTACGCTTGAGGGCAGTGATAACTGGTGTTATATCCCGGTTCGCCGTCTGTTTAATAGCGCAGAACGAGATATTAAAAATGCCATGAGTTTTGCGGTCTTTGAACCTAATAGCCAACCAACTTGGGAAGTTGTGCGCCGAGCGATTGATAATTATCTCTATTCCCTTTGGCAACAAGGCGGATTGGTGGGCAATAAAGCTGAACAAGCTTATTTTGTCCAAATCGGTAAAGGCATCACCATGACTGATGACGATATTAAGCAGGGAAAAATGATCGTTAAAATCGGTATGGCCGCTGTTCGTCCAGCCGAATTTATTATCTTGCAGTTTACACAGAATATGAACCAATAGAAGGGAAGGAATATGGCCACACAAACTTCTACTCCTGGCGTCTATATTGAAGAAGATGCCTCACCGGCGCTTTCTGTTAGTCAAGGAAGCACAGCAATCCCGGTTTTTATTGGGTGTTTCTTACCGAAAAAAACGAGTACGGTGCCAAAAATAATACGTGTTAGTAGCTGGCTGGATTTCATTAACCAGTTTCATGTGGGTTGTGTTACGTCAATAGCCATCAAATCAACTCCTCCGTCTACCGCCGCTAAAAAAACTAAAAAAGTTGAAGGTGATATATCGGTTAAAAACAATGACAATGGAGAGGCTAGTAGCGATACAACAAATGAAAACGAAAATGAAAAAAACGAAAGTGAAAACGAAAACGGAAAAAAAACCGATTACACTTACGAGGTGACAGTTAATTACACAATAAGCAGTGATGCCTTAAAACTTTATTTTCAAAATGGCGGTGGGCCTTGTTATATTCTGCCGATTGCTAAGTCGGAAGATACTAAAACTCTGGCCTTAATCCCTGAGTTAATTAAGCAGGCTTTAGAAATTACTTTAATCGTCTGCCCTGAACAAGATTCTGATTACCAGAGCAGAATATATAACAGTCTGACATCTTCATTATTGGATGAGGGCTATTTCCTTATCGCTGACAATCAAGATAAAACATCTGCCATCAATGCTAATGTTCCGTCGCAAACTGCAACGTATTATCCTGCGGTAAAAGTTTCGCAGCTTATGCAAACGGAAGAGAGCTTTGTCGTTGTTTCTGGTTATGAGGATGCAAATACAAAATCAGATAAAATAAAAAATCTGGCGCAACTCAAAGAGAAAAACCCGGATGTCTATCAACAAGCTATTGATGCAATACAGAACATAAGCAAAATGATTCCTGCCAGTGCAGTCATGGCCGGTATCTATTGTGCCACTGATGCCAACCGTGGCGTTTGGAAAGCACCGGCTAACATTGTGCTGAATGGGATTAGTGATGTGAATGAACGGCTCACTGACGATGATCAAAAAGAGATGAATCCGAAAGGCATTAATGCCATCCGTTATTTCAGCAACAAAGGTTTTGTTGTCTGGGGCGCACGTACCCTGAAAAAAGATGATGACAACTGGTGTTACATTCCGGTACGGCGTCTATTTAATGCAGCGGAACGGGATATCAAACAGGCAATGCGAATTGCCGTCTTTGAACCCAATAGTCAACCGACTTGGGAGCGAGTACGGTCAGCCATTGACAATTATCTCCATCAACTTTGGCAACAAGGGGCGCTGGTCGGTAGTAACCCCCAAGAAGCCTATTTTGTCCAAATTGGTCAAGGTGTCACTATGTCTGACGACGACATTACACATGGAAGAATGATCGTCAAGGTTGGCATGGCGGCAGTCCGTCCGGCTGAATTTATTATCCTGAAATTTTCGCAAAAAGTAGCACAGTAACCGTACTGGGGCGCGGTTTGCCGCGCCTGTCCTGTAGAGGAAACGATAATGGAAATAAAACAGCCGGGCGTGACAATCGCGGAGAAGCTGATATCCCAGACGCCAGATGATGCATTTATGGGTATACCGGTTTTTATTGGTTATATTCCAAAAATTTCGGCCAGTAAAACCCGTTCGGGTAGTAAAACCATAGTTAAATTAAACAGCCTGACCGACTTTACCCTAAAATTTCATGAGTCAGGATTAATGTACTATTCATTAATGTACTACTCTGTGCGCCACTTTTTTGAAAATGGCGGTCAACAAGCCTATGTATTGCCGCTGGCCCCTGATGAACCATTGAATGACTTTCAATCATTGGTCACTGCACTGCAACAGGATTGGCTTAAACAGGCTATTGCCGCAGAGAGTGCTATCACACTGATTGTTGTCCCTGATATTGTCCGCTTTAATCAGATGGGGGAGCCCGGCGCCGAGATAGATCTTTGGCTACAGTTTTGGCAGTCAGTACTCGACCTTTGCAAGAGTCGGCGAGGCATCATGGGATTGCTGGATGCCCCGGATGATCCGGTACTGGCCGCTACATGTTTAGAGCAGTTTTCCTCAGGCGATCGGCAATGGGGCGCGGTATATTGGCCGGGACTGAAAACCACATATCAAGAAAATGGTCAACATATCATCCTTTCGCCTACCGCGGCGGTGGCCGCGGTTATCCAAAGTAATGATAATCAGCAAGGTATCTGGACCGCTCCAGCTAATGTAGCTTTAGCTAAGGTGGTCAGCCCAATACGCTCTTTTATTGAAGCTGATGCGCTTTTTAATCAGAATGGCACTTCGTTGAATCTGGTTCGCAGCTTCCCCGGTAAAGGAATTAAAGTCTGGGGATGTCGAACTCTGGACAACCTCTCCGGCTCTCCCTGGCGCTATATCCAAACTCGCCGCTTGGTCTCCTATATCGAAGCGCATATCGCCCGATTAGGCCGAGCTTTTGTTTTCGAACCCAACAACGCCATCACTTGGATGAAACTTAAGGGCCAAACCTACAACTGGTTGCATCAATTATGGTTAAAAGGTGGGCTGCTAGGTACCCACGAAGAACAGGCATTTGACATATTACTCGGCGTTGACGAATCAATGAGTGAAGAGGATCTGCGAGCCGGGAAAATGATCATGAAAATTAAATTGGCTCTACTCATTCCGGCGGAATTTATTGAACTGAGTTTGACGTTTGATACACGTACCGGGATAACGAGATTAAATTAAACAGGGGCAAAATATGCACAATCTATACACCCCGTCAGTGTCACATCGTTTTATCGCCAGTTTTCTGTTTAACAACATTCCCAGTCCGCTTGATATTGCCTTTCAGCGCATATCGGGACTTAGCCGTGAACTGCAAACCACGCAACATAGTCAGGGTGGGGAAAATGCCAGAAACGTTTGGCTGGCCGAGAAGATCCAGCACGGTAGTTTGGTATTGGAGCGTGGTGTTATGACGGTTACACCGCTTACTCTGATATTTGATCGTGTCTTGCGTGGAGAAAAAGCGGTTTATGCTGATGTGGTCATTATGTTGCTGAATGAAAATTTTTTACCGGTGGCAAGCTGGACAGTGAGTAACGCGTTACCGGTTCGTTGGTCTACCGGTGACTTTGATGCCAATAGCAATGCCGTTTTGGTCAATTCCCTGGAGTTACGTTATCAGGATATGCGCTGGTTAGGAGTGAAAGCATGACTGTAGAAATTAAAGAATTGATTATTCAGGCTAAAGTCACCGATTCTACGAGTGATTTATCATCTCCGCGAACATTAGCCCAAGAAGCCTTGGATGACGCTCTCCTGATTGAAAGGATTAAACGGGAGGTGTTAGAGGCATTACGTGAAACAGGGGGCCAGTATGAGCTTAATTGAACGCAGCCTATCTAAACTCACTCTGACCGCTTTTAAAGATCGGGAAGGTAAAATCTTGGTGGGCAGTTTACCGGTGATGTATAACCCTGATGCGATCCAGTTCAATTATCAAGCCAATTATAAAAACGATGAAAGCATTACCCATATTCACCAAAGTAACCACCATGTGTCGTCTCAGCCTGCGGGCCTGTCATTAGATCTACTGTTTGATGCATCGATGCCCGGCAACAGTACGCCGATAGAAACCCAACTGTCGACGCTGAAAACCCTTTGCGCCGTTGATGCCGGTACCAAAGTCCCGCATTTTCTTAAAATCAAATGGGGCAAAATGCGTTGGGAAAATAAAGGTTATTTTGCCTGCCGGGCCAGTGGTCTCAATATTCATTACACCTTGTTTGACCGGGACGCCATGCCATTACGGGCAATGGCTACCTTATCGCTGGTGGCGGATGAGAGCTTTGTTATTCAGTCCACTGAGCAGCAGTTAAAATCGCCACCGGCTACTGCGGTTAGCGTAACCGATATGCTCTCTCTACCATTGATTGCACTGGGCGCGGGTGCGGCTCTGGCGGGGGGTATCGATTATCTTTCGCTGGCTTGGCAAAACGATCTGGATAATCTTGATGATTTCACGCCGGGACAAACGCTGCAAGCACGGAGGGAAGCATGAAGATACCCACGCTCGCGATTAAGATAGGCGGCAAAACGCTCAATCAGTTTATGGTTATCAGTTTGTCAGTCAATTACCCTATCAATGGCATTCCTTCGGCTAACGTCACTTTGGCTATTATTGGTGATACTAGTCATATTTTTGATGCTAAGGCGCAGGCAGAGTTGGCAAATTGTCGCCCGAATCATGAAATTATTGTGCAGATGCAAACAAATGTGTTGTTTAAAGGGATCATTGTTCAGCAGACATTGAAGATTAAAGGTCAGGACAGTTTAATGATTCTGACAGCAAAGCATCCACTGCAAAAATTAACCCATAGTTTCCACTCTCAACTATTCAATAAGCAGAGTGATGAGGCGATTATCAAGAAGCTATTCAGCCAGGCCGGTGTGTCTGTCACGATAAAACAAGCGCCTCAACTTAAAACGGTACATGAGCAAATGGTGCAGTTTCGTTGCAATGATTGGACATTCTTAAAGAGCCGACTGAGTGCTACCAATATCTGGCTGATCCCCGGCCATGATGTTATTACGTTGGTAACACCGGAATCACTTAATCGGTCAACCGTGCACACCATTCGTCAGCGCGGCGATATTCGGGACATTGTGCTGTTTGAAGCGAATCTGCAATGGGATAATCAGCGCAGCCCCAAAGCGGTAAGTGTACAGTCTTGGGACATTAACCAGCAAAAGTTGTCTCAGGCAGTTCAGGCGAAGCATAGTGGGTTTGGCGGCGGTCAACTTGCTACCGACACGCTGAAACCGTTGACCGATCAAGAGTGGCAATGGGTTTTCAGCAGCCCATTGGATAATGAACAAACTAAGCAGTTTACTCAGAGCATCATGGGCAACCGACGTAGCCGTAATATATCCGGCAGTTTTGAGGTTGCAGGCAATTATCGCTATCAACCGGGTGATATTTTGGCATTAACTGGCTTCGGGCAGGGAATGGATGGTCAGGCGATTATCACCGGCGTCAGCCAGATCATCAACCAGCGGCAAGGTTGGCGCACCCGGTTAACGTTAGGCATGCAATCAGATGTAGAACAGGTTGTACCTCAGGTTAAAGAGCTGCATATCGGGATCGTAGAAAAATACCAACAGGATAGCCAATCGCTAGGTCGTATTCCGGTCAAAATACCAGCTTTAAACTTAACCAATGGCACGCTGTTTGCCCGCTTAGGTAAACCTTACGCCAGTCATGACAGTGGATTCTGCTTCTACCCGGAACCGGGGGATGAGGTGATTATCGGTTTCTTTGAATGTGATCCTCGTTTTCCGGTGATATTAGGTGCCATGCATAACCCTAAAAATAGATCACCGTTAGAACCCAGTGAAAAGAATTTGGTGAAAACATTAGTGATTAAACAGGGAGAGAATCAGCAAGCATTAATATTCGATAATAAAGATAATACGCTCGCATTTAATAGTGGAAAAAATACCTTATCTTTGCAACAGGATAAAGATATCACCATTAATTCCGCTAAAAATCTCATTACTCAGGCGCAGGAAATTAATATTCAAGCCGAAAAATCCCTATCAGCCGCTGGAAAATCTGGGGTTGATATTAAAGGGGCGAAAATTAATTTAACACAATAATAGGTTAAATAAGATGGCAGATAAAATATTAGCCGATATTTATGGTCGGGGCTGGACATTTCCGCCACAGTTTTCTTCTCAGACGGGAATCATCATGGCGGAAGGAGCAGAACATGTTCGCCAGAGTATGAAAGTTCTTTTTCTGACGGAACCTGGCGAGCGGATTATGCGTGAAGATTACGGTTGTGGCCTAAATGATTATATGTTTGAAAATATCAGTGATGAGCTGATGGCTCATATTCAAACGCGTATTGAAGAGCGAGTATTACGTTATGAACCCCGCGCAGAAATTACTGAAATTCAGGTGAATCAAAAAATAAATTTGCCTAATACCCTGCATATACAGGTGAGCTATGCCCTGAGAGGTAGCGACATTAGCCAGCAAATTGAAGGTATTCTTGAAATTGGCGAAGGAGAAGTGATTTTATGA